TGTAGTCGTTGTTCGACAGTAAGATTTTGTTTAATTAATAAGTTCATATCTTCTCTCTTTCTGTTAGGGATTTCCCTAACGTTATTTCTTATCTGCTTGATAAAGATGTTGATTCTTCATTGCCCACTCTGTGAACTTCTGATTGGTCATCACCATTGACTGGTGCTGATAGTTCTTGGCGCGAACACCATTGACAAACATAGCTTGTGCCTCAATCTCCAACCTAACAAGATACTCCATGAATGGTGTAACAAAGTCTTTGGTCATTGAACCAAGTGAACGGAACACAACCATAACGGTGGCACTCACGTTGTCGGGTATCTTTGCCGTACTCGGTGAGTTCTTGATATCGTCACGGCTTGGCATCTTATCTGCTAGCTTGACGTATGCCATCAAGTCCAATGCACCACGATTACCGATAGTGCCAATCAACGCTGACGTTAACACGTTATCCCCCATCACCTCACGCTGATGTACCAGGTCGCTCGCCATATGTAGAGAACGTGGTGTAACGAACGCTGTTCGTTGTTGGTTTGGGTGGAAGATGTATGGGTTGTCATCTGGGTTCTTCACGTCCTCGAACGCATGAAACAACTGTGGTGTATCTTTTGCCCAACCAAGTATGGAAGGGTGCATACCATTGTTTAGACCCCACGCTAACCACTCGGTGTTGGAAGTCTTACGAACATTGACCACAATCATACGATTACGCTGATGTGCCTCAAGCATATCGCCCACACCTTCTGTACCTTTGTTTGTCGTAGCAAAGATAATACTGTCAGGGTGTAACTTGTTACTGCCCAATTGTCGCTCTAGTGTTAGCCTTGTGAGTGCCATCTTGACCGACCTATTGGTCTTACCATACTCGTCCAAGTCCATGATGATAGGCTTGTCCTTGATGTGCATACCGAACTCTTCATTGGGTACGAACGATACGTAGTCCTGCTCTCCGTTGGTCTTGAACTTCGGCATCATAATATCGCCCAAGTCTTTCGTTGTGCAATCCACGTAGCATGGCACGTGATTAGGTAGTGCCTTCGCCAACATCTGTAACACCGACGTTTTGCCGTTGCCCATGTCGCCTTGCAGTAGGACAGTACGTTTGTTGCCCACTGCTAGGATTAGTTTCACACATTCGTCTAAGTTCAATGAATAGTTATTTGTTACTGTATTTTGCATAATATATCCTTTCTATGCGTTATTGTTAGTGGTTCACTAACAGTTTACCAACCAAGTGACTTGATTGAATGGATTGCGTCATCAACACTTTGCTTAGTGTTCTGACGTAGCGCACCATCTTCTCGTAGAGCGTCTGGTGATATGCCTTGAAACGTATCCATAAGCTGACGTGTTAGGGTACGTAATCTATCGTCTTTGTCTGCCATGGGAACAAGCAAATCTTCGAGCATACTTGTGACGTTAGCTGTTAACGTGTCACGAAATACTTTCTTGTCCTCACCATCTCTGTAGTCAAGACGCTCGGAAATGTTAGCCAAGTACGAAACCAGTTTTTCCATCATGCTACCGATAGCCTTGTCGAACATGGTGTTGTAGTATTTCTGGTAGTCCTCTGCCAACGCTTTCGCTTGCTCGTTCTCCATGTCCACACGGAAGTCACCACTTGAAGGAAGTGGGGTAAAGTTCATTCGCCATGCAAACTTACCCTGTAACATCTCAACAGGTGGATAGTTGTCAGGGTTGTACAGGTCACCAAGTAGCGTTTGTGCATTGATAACTGCGTCGTCGTATATATCAAAGAACTTGTTGACGAGGACGTAGAACTCCTGCTCCAACTCTGACATCTGTTGCTTGTACTTGAAGAACGTAGCCGTAGGTAATAATCGCATACCCATGTCTGACCAAGGTAGTGTCATTGCATAGTGTATGTTACGTGCATTACCCACGAACTTCTGTATCGCGTCCAACTCTGGACAGTTGCCCAGTAACTTCTTATGGACGTTCGCCACGTTGGGGTCTGCTTTCTTCAATGCCTCCAACTCTTTAGATGCACGTACATCTTTCTTTCTACCAGTAAATACTTTTATACCCAAGTCTACCAATGTAGATGCTGATGACATACTTGGTGCATTTGTTAGTGGCTCACTAACATTTATGTTTGTTTTATCTTCCATCATATTTCTCCTTAACTAAAGATTGCCCAAAGTAGTACGCCAAAACCTAGCGTACCGATTAATAAAGCCATAAGGCTCACGAACTCAGCGAACATCACCAAGAACGTATTCTCAATATCGTCTGTTGACTTGTCCAGACGCATACCGAAAAATCTATCTGACCTCTTACTCTCTTCGTCGAGGTCGGGTAAACCGATTGAGTGAATGGGGATACCCTCTGCTTTCGCAATAGCTTTCACAACTTCAGCCTTACCATCGCCCATGTTACCCTCTAGTAACTCGACTTCCTCACGTGGTCGTGGCTTGACGAAATCTGTTGGGTCGATTTCATGGTTCACGTACTTAACTTCTTCCCCTGCGTCGAACTGGATAATCCTATCGTCTTGCTCGACTTCCTTGATGTGGTCTTCTGTTGGTATCTTGTTCATATCTTTCTCCTTTTCTGAAACCAGTTTTGTTAGTGGCTCACTAACAAGTTTTATTGTTGATGCCGACTAGGTCACGCTTACGTGACACAACGACATAGTTGGACTTGTGCATAGGTACAACACAGAACCTTACTTCTTGTGCTAACAACTCACCACATGATAGACAAGTGTTGTACCCAAGAGCAACACGTCGAGGGTCTATGTCCTCTTCGCATTTATCACAGTAAGTTGTTAGTGGCTCACTAACAAAGTTCGTATATGTTTCTTTCTTCATTTGTTATCTCCTTAAAAATTAATTTCTTTTTCGACTATGATTACATTATACCACAACTATCGACGTTTGTCAAGTGTTATCTTTACGTGTCACCCTGTGTGTTATTATACACTTATGTTGTAGATAATGGTAGATTGTGTAGTGTGACGTAATGTTCCATAATGTTCCAACACGTACCTTTATAAGCTATTGATATTATTGGAATGTTCCATTGTTCCAGAAATGAGGGAATTGAGAGGGTCTTGGAGATTTTGTGGTGATGTTCCAAAAAGGATTACGCAAAAGGTGGTCACTCAAATGTTGTCGCTCAATTTTTTAGTTTGGAACATTATATATATATATACATAAATATGTTAGTGAACCACTAACAAAAACATAACAGATGTCATTAGATGTCATTAGATGATACGAAAATATAATGTACCATTTTGCCTTTTCATTTTGGAACATTATGGAACATTTGGAACATTACACTCGACGCGACTACGACCACTGGTTTCATATGCTCTGAGCGACTACGACCACTGGTATCACTGGCATCAAAAAAATTTTGAGCCAAAAAAAAGCCACCCAGAAATTAATCTGAGTGGCTTTTGGGTTTTACTTAGTCTGCCAATCTGGTCGATTAGATAGGTATTGTAAGTAAGCTTTTAAATCAAATGCAGACTTGAATACTTTACTATCTGCACTTTCTAACATTGCAACAACTTCGTCTAATCGCTTTTCAATATCTTGCCTAAAAGTAAGCGTAGTCTTTTCAGTAGACTTCTTACCTTTACCTTTTGGCTTTTCTAACTTAGCTAGTGCATTAGCAACGTCACCAATCTTTGCGCCAATTTGTTGTTGCCAATATCGCTTGTTGCCAGTTGTCTTATCAAGCTTATCTCTAGTCTTATCAAAGTCTGCCTTCTCAAGCTTTGACTTGTCAGTGTCTAACAAAGTCTTAACTCTAGCAGAAAAACCTTGCCGAGAGTAATCTCTCATACTTGCCCAAAGTTCTGGCGTACAAGTTGACCCTTTAGAAGTCGGTGACTTCCATTGGCTTGACTTGGTAAAGCCGTCTTCCAAAGCAAATTGAACTAAGCTTTCTTTCTGCTCATTAGACTTGTTAGACGCCCCAGAATACTTAGATAGTTGTTCACCTACCTTGATTGATAGAACTGCATGAGTGTTATTTGATTTTCTTTTAGCCATTTTATATATCCTTTATGTTAAATGGTTTAAGTTGTTTTGTTAGTGTGTCACTAACAATTATCAATCGAGCTAATCTCGTCTTGATGCACTCAGTATAACAAATTACAGCGTACTGTCATAGATATGACCATACCCCACCCCTATGCACCCCTTTTTATTCTTTGTGTCGTTTTGCTATATATTAATAAAATACACAAATAAATCTCGTTTCTCTGAGTTAGGTTGCCAGTGTTGCCACTTAAATTAGTAAACTATTTTTATTTTCTTTATTTTTTGAAAGTTTATAAAAAGTGCTGGCAACACTGGCAAGTTACCCCCCACCCCCCTCTATATATGGTAGTACCCCCCTTTGGAGTCCCAAACATCTTGCGTTTAAAAAATTTTGTAGTATATAATCAAACCAAATGACGATTGTAGTAGAACCAGAGCTAAACGTTCCTGTGAAAGATGGTGAACCTTCGGTTGATCTAAAGACACGTGTAGAGGCAGCCGCGAATACAGCAAAGGAGTTGGGGGAGCATGGCATCGACCTTGAGCCAACCAAAGAAGATAAAGATACAGCCGCAAGATTATCCGTTGCTTACGCTGATGATCCTGAAGATGTGTCGAAAAAAGTCACCGAAAAGAAAATGTCCACGCTAACACCCGCCTCTCTTGTCTTAACAGACAGTATTTTAAAGCAGTTTGGGCGTTCTGTGGTTGAGAGCGCAGTGCAAATACGGCATTTGGTGACGAATAAGCTTATCGAAGAGACCGAAAACCCTGATCCCAGGGTGCGTATACGTGCTTTAGAGCTTCTAGGTAAGATTTCGGACGTGGGATTGTTTGCTGAGAAGTCCGAAGTCACCATAACACACCAGTCTACGGACGATTTACGTGAAAGATTACGTTCAAAACTCACAAAATTGGTAAATCCAGTCGAAGATGCGGCTGTAATTGATGGTGAACCCATAGATGTGAATAAAGAATTAGGCTTGGACGGTGAAAACGGGGAAAACGGTGAATAAACACGCTCTTGACTTCTCTGAGGATGAAATTCAGGTTATGTTGGACAATTTAGACAGTTATACACCTGAAGAAGTGGCTGAAATAGACAGAATGGTCGATGAACTAGCCACACGACAGCACAACCAGGCAGCTTATGATGATTTGATAGAATTTTGTAAGCATATGAAGCCTGATTACATAGTAGG